TTCGTCTACAGTTATTATTTTCACATAATTCTTTATGAAATATATTGGATCAGTGGCAACTTTGACATACTCTAACACCTGCTCCTGAGTAAACTCAATAGGAACACCGGCCGCTTTGAGATTTTTGTTTCCTAGATAAATTTCTGGCATTGCGTTGACTTGCTTCTATAAACTTACTATAATTAGGTGTAGCCTTCCAGAACAGGTTATTAGTCTAGTATTACTATTCTTTCAGTAATCAGTCTTTTTCTGTTCGCTTCATGTTGTTCGCGAATTGCTTCCTTGCTTTGACCGTGATATTCTACGGCGTGGCCTTCGTTTACCAATATTTGAGCAGCAGAAGAAATCTCACCATTCGATAGTACTATTTCAAAATCACCAAGTATGCGTCCAAACTTTCCTTTCATGTCATGACCAGACTTGTCTACTTGAGTCCTGAGTACACAACCGGTAGATAACAATTGTTGCAATCTTTTTTTCGCAGCAAGTCCAAACTTTTTTTCTATTCGGTCACGTGTTCTGCTTTCAGGGGTATCGATACCCATCATTCTAACTCGCTCATTTTTGAGCCATACATCAAAACCCAGATCTATATCAACATCGACAGTATCCCCATCAATGACCTTTACTATTTTCACTTTGTAATCATACATCTTTTTTTCTATCCTTAATCAGTTTTTGTAGTTCAGCTGTGTTACCAATAAACAATGCGTTAGTAACGTTTTTAGGACCCGTATTTGTATCTTCTTTGAGTTTCTTGACTTTGTTCTGTACTTCTAACAAATCTTTGTTTGCGTCAGACAACGTCTTTACTAACTGACCTACTATTTCATATGCTCTTGGTGATTCACTTTGATTAGCTATTTCAACTAAATTATTGAGAGCATCAGAACCCCTTTCAATAACGTTATAGAGGTTCTGTCTTGCATATTGATAATCTGTGTCAACGTCTTCTTCGTTACTTCTGGTCGAAACAACAACGTCTGTATTATTTTCTATAAACTCAGGTTCTTCAGCAGGTAGATCGAATATCTGCTCAAAATTTTCTTGCATCTTTGTTTTTTTCATATTATATTTCAGTAATAGATGTTATAAATCCGTAATCGTCATCCGAATCAATTAACGATGTGGAGACCGACAAATTAGCATTTGAGGTCGGTTGCCCGTTAGCTGTCAGTCCAGGATATACACTCACTCTTTCAACTCCTGTTGCATCTGGTAACGCGCCAGACAAATCAACATTAGTACGTCTAATGAGACCCGATGTTGAAGTAGGTCCAAATATATATCCATGCATAACAAACCCTAAATTCCATATAAGAGCTCGTCTTGTATCAAAGCTACCTTCATATGTATCTTCAACACTGACATCAGTCAACACACACGGTACGTCATAAGTTAAATTCATTTCTGGAATTAAATTAATACTATTCGTCCATTCAGGTTGAAAGTAAGGCAGTATTTGTTCTAATATTTGAGTACCATCATCAGCGTGCTTTACAAAAACACTCATTTGGAATGTTATATCATACGGTACCGGTCTAAACTGTGTTGTATATTTACCATTGTCAGTTTCAAGAGTATTAACATTCTTCTGCGTTGACGGAAGTTTTCTATTTGTTGCATAGTTTAAACCTGTCATCTCAAAGCCAACACGTGGCAACGAAATGGCTACATCCTGATCCAAATTTGGGTCTTGGGCAAGACGAACCATGAATTTTTCTTTTGGTCCATAGGCTATTGGTACTTTGAGGGTCTGAATTCTCTCGTTACTTTGATTGAATCTCTGTACATATATACCATTAAACATATTACCAAAAACAACAACATATTTTCTTAATGTACCGTGATAAAAACTTTTTCCAAACATATTAGTACCTGTCTATTTCACCAAAAGGATTTATTTCACTAAAGTCTAATATATTGTCAGCTTGGGTTTGGAAGAATTCATTGTTGGCCGATGCATCTGTATTTTCAATTCTGTATTCTTGCAGTAATGTTCCACCTTCCTCAAGATTGACAACCCCTGATTCGTCTTCTAAGGTAAATTGATACACTAAGGTATCCAACGAATATGTTGTTTCTATTGTATCAATATTATTGTCACCAGTATCAATTCGTTGAGAACTATACTCAAACAATTCACAACGGACATCGTATGTTTGCAATCTACCGGTTTGATAAAATATCTGCTCATGCTCTACAAATTTAATTTCAAATATTTTTCCCACCATAGGAAAATATATCAAGTCACCCTCTTGAGGTCTGTTAATTTGATTTAAATAATCATCTCCCTCAAGCATCATAGATTCAGTATCTTGACTACCCGTAAGATATTGTCTTGATGGCGTATTGTTATCCCCAGACTCAAATATCAAATTGTAACCAACCTCTGTCATCATTTTAGGGGACGTTATTGCTTGATCAAATCTTTTTCTTGCAACGGTAAATGTGATCTGATCTCTTATTTCAAGACCAAATCGTGACAGCAGATCACCCTCTCCTTCAAAGCCTTCGACATTTTTGATATACATCTCCACGTCGATGGCTTCGTTGAAGGTTGATAAAATATCTTCACCGAAAAGATTGTCTTCTTTTACTTTAGTTCTTGGGAGATACTTTACGTTATGTCCATAAATCTTGATAGCTTCAATGGTCAAATCTTCGACCATATCTTGCTCGCGAGCATATGAAAAATTATTGAAGTATGTGTTAGTAGCCATGTTAACCAATCATGTCGTGTACTGGAAGACTGTAGCTAGATATCATTTCATCTTCGAGTTTCATTATGGCTTCTTGAGCCTCTTCATATATCTTCTGACCATTAAAAGTAAGACCACCAGGCATTTGTAATCCTTCAAATTTTTTGAGATTGTCGCCCCATTGACGTTTGAAAAGCTGAGTAGTATATCTTAGTAACCATCTGTCACTATACATATCTGTGCTAACGTCTGGGTCTATTACTTCATATGCGTCAAGAATAATATAGTCACCTACAAGTATTTTATCATTCCACGATGTGTCAATATAAACTCTATCGTTGTGTCGATTATATCTAATAGGCTGTTTACCTACAAATGTTTCCTCAAGCATGTTAACATGAGTCATAGCCATTGTGTAAGGCACTATAGACGACTGTAACAAGTCGTACAGATCATTGAGGTGTATCTGATAGCGAACGTTAAAAAGGTTGTTGACAGAGTAGGTACCACCAAGCGTAAAACAACTTGTAACACCTATTATATTTTCTGGTACAGTAATATAACCGTTAGTTTGATCGGCCGCAGTACAAACGTGTTTATAGAACACATGCTCTGTACCATCAAAATGGTAATCGCGATAATAAGCTATAGCTTCATCGATGCGATCTTCGAGCTGCTCATCATCAACGTTGATATCAACAACAGGCTTACCTAGATTACGTAAGCACCATTCTTTGAGTTCATCTCTTGTGGTGGGTTTGGACATAGCACGAC